CGATAAAGAAAATATTGATAATGATTATGATGATTATACATTTACAGAAAATGAAAAAATTATTATGCAAGCAGCGGGATTAAATCCAATAAAGATAGCTAAAATACTAAAAGAGGCTAAGGAGAAGAAGCCTTAACATGAGTTAATACAGTTGTTTTTCTACCCTTAAATTCATCATGTTTTTTTACTTTACCAGTAATAATATATTCTTCACCTTCATCTAATTTATTGACACTACCATTCCACCATGTATAAGAATTACCCTTATCATCTTCAAATTTACAAAGTTGTATATCTCCACCATAATAACTAAATTGATTTGCAGTTAATGTAGTTCTTACCAATTTAACTTTAGTAGGTGATAATTTATCTCCGGGTGATCCAACCCATTCATTAGATTTAGAAACTTTATCTACATCCTTATTTTTTTCACGTTCATATGCAGCAAAGATAGAAATTAATATACCAACATCTCGTGGAGTAACATTATCTGATTTAATAATAACATCAATATTATGATAATAATTATTATCTTCTTTAACTTTATCGGGAATACTGGTAAACCATGCCAGAACATTTACAACATCATCTTTAACCGATTCTTTATTTTTTTCATATGTTCTCATCAAGTTTTCAGAATCTTTTTTACCATCAAAATAAAATAATAATTTTTTAACACCATAAGAAGTAGATTCTTCATAATTATCCGCCTTAACATATCCATAATCTTTAATTAATGCTGCCGCAACAGTTAAAACAGTATTAACATCATAATATGATTCTACTCTGCGTCCACCCCCGCCTCCATAATTATCATCATCATCATCTATATCACCTAAAATTTTATTAATTAAATCACCTTGAGATAATTGAAATAATACCGACTTTGGATCACGACCACCCAAAAAATCTGCTAAACAATTTCTTCCAATTTGTCGTAAATCACCATCCTTTCCACGAATAATAAAAGTATCTATTCTCTTTCTAACTTTTTTACAGTGATCACAATAATCTGGCTTGGCATTATAAAATTGTTTTACTTCCGATTCATTTTTTCCCGGAATCATACGAATAACATTACCACCATCCTTATGTTGAATGGTTGCTAAAAATTCATATCCCGGAATTACCGGAGTCTCACCCTGAACTGTAACATTATGATATTTTACTTTTGCATCTAATCCCGTTTCATTTTTTATAGTTTTAAAAAAAGTTTTATTAATAGTTAATACAACTGGTGGGGTATTTAATTTTGTCGCTTTTTTATTAATTTTTTCTAATTCATGCTTGAGAACAGATAATCTAGAATCTGCAATATCTGCTTCAGCATATGGAATATCCGATTCAATGAGCAATTGATTTAATTTCATTTTAACCGATGCTCATGCCGCCACCTTTGCAACCACTAGTCCTGCCTCACGAACGCTAGATGCGCTGCTCGGCGGTGATCGCAAATATGACAACTCGTTCCCACAAACGGACGCCGACTCCTCGGCGCGACGTAAGATATTTCGAGCCGCATTCACGTCTCGATCATGCGACTCACCACAGTCGCTGCAATCCCACTGTCTTACAATCAACCCGTCCATTCCATGAGGTCCAGTTAACGAACCACATGAGGAACAGGTGACGCTGGTGTTTCTTTCATTGATAACTTCAACAGACCTACCGGCGTACTCGCCCTTATACTGTAGCATCTGTCTGAACATGCCCCAACCTGAATCATAAACGGATTTTGCCATCCGTGTCTTAACAAGTTTGGTGATGCTCACATCACCAATGATTATTTTTTGGTATTTATTTATCATTTTCCTACTGAACTTATGCAATACATCTGCTCTTTGTCTTTTTATTTTACGGTGAATCCGTGCAACTTGTTTCTTATGCCCTCTCCGTTGTGCATTTGCCAATTTATCGGCTAAATTATGGGTCCATTTTCCCGCTTCCAGAACATCTCCATCACTGGTTGTGGCAATGGATTTAAGTCCTAAGTCAATCCCCACAATTTCATTTGGAGCGATATCTTGTTCAGCTTGCATTTCAACTGGGAGACATAACCACCAATCACCAACCGCATCTTGTGCAAAACAACCAGCTTTCCATTTCACACCATCAAGTCTTGAGGACTCGAACACCCGGAAGGTCTTGCCTGCAAACCGTAAATATTTGCCTTTGCGTTTCAGACTTAATGCCTTGAACGGAATCCAACCCAAAGATCGATTCCAGCCTCCACTCTTGCGCCAGCGCAATCTTAATTTTTTGGCATTTAATTTCTTGGCAGCACTTCTTTTTTGTTCATAATGATTGCAAATCGATTGAATGGTGTCTGACCCGATTCTATCAAAGAACTCCGTGGCACCTGCCGTGAGATTGCATAAATCAAATCCACTCATCCATTTTCGATTTTTATCCATTCTTATAGATGCTTTAAAACTTGTTTCATTACAATAATTGAAAACCTGATTTACTTCCACGGCTGCTGCATTCAACCATGGATATGCCTCACGTTTTATTTTCAACCGTAATGTTTTCGTAAACAAATGCGGCATGGTCAAATTATTATTCACCGTTCATTCCTCTGCTCCGTTTCACTGCGCAACCGTCTTGCAGGGTAGAAACATCCCTGTTTCTTAGTATAAACTATTAACATATTGAAAAAAATCATTTGATGGGATAAAGTTATTATTATTAAAATTTAAATCTACTTCTTTCTCTTCCCCGGCTTCTGTTTTATAATATACGGTTACAAAATAATCTTCTTTATTCAATTCAATAATTTCATTAATTTGATGTAATGAAATTGAAGTATCTGATATTGGTTTACTTAACTTTACATTAGTTATTTCAAATGCATCATCAACTTCACCCAACAATTCTTTCACTAAATCCTGACCATTCAAATTCAATGATAAAATTCCTGCATCTGGTATAATAATTGTATCATTTTTAGTTTCAAGTGTCAAATCTTTTATATTATATGAAATAGTATCTGATATATTTTGATATTTTGCACTAGAAAAATTAAAATTTATTATATTATCTACCGATTCATTAAACTTATATGAAGTTTCATGCTCATAATATAATTTTCCATTTTCAGGAATAATTTCCAATTCTTTTAAATATTCTTCCAGTCCTGCTACATCATCTATATGTTTCATAAATCCATCTTCAACAATCCACAAACTACCATCTTCGCTATCATCATTTGATATTTCAAATATAATATTATCAGATGAATCTTCGACATGTGCTCTGAAAGACCCTCGTTCATTTAAATCAATTATATAATAAAATGCATTATCTATATTTTCTTTAATTTTTTTTGGAGCAATAAATTTAATATAATACTTTTTAATATCATCAATAGTTTGCGCATATTCTGGATCAGCAACATCATTTAAATCCGTTATTTTATCTTTACCACCATTCACGTCGCTCGCTTGTAATTTTCTAAATCCACTAGCCCCACGAGAAACCCAATAACTCCAATTACCATTATTATCAAATCCTACACCTTTTAAATAAAATCCACCACCAATATCAATTGGTTTCTTAGTAAACTTACCTTCATTTAAATTATTAAGATATTGTAATGATATAGATTTTTTTACTAAGTCCTTACCATAAAATTCATTCAATAGATCATTGATTTTCATATTTATTTCCTATTAATAACATTTTCTACAAATTTTAAAATTTCTTTTTTAAAATATTTTTGGGCTTTCAAATCATGATGCAAACTTTCAGCCAACGTCATTAATTCATAATCTTCTATTTTTTCCATAATACTAGTAGGTATAGCTCCGGGAGCAGAAGGACTAACAACTAAATCAATGGTTACTAAATTAAATCCAGATACACCACCACCCTCATTAACGATTCCAGCACCACGACTAGAAACGCCATATCTAACTCCTGACCTAGATAATTCTTGAGCAATAAGACCCATAGGAGTGTTTAATAATTCTGCTTTTCCAATAGCGTCATTTCCAGACATATGTAAATCTCTAATAGCATGAGATATTCTATCCATATTAATAGTAATAGTATCTGGATGATCCAATTCTCCAAATACCCCACCAAAATCATTAATTTGTTGTCTTATATTATTTACTGAACTTATCATTTCATCCAATCGATATGTTCTACCATTTTTATTTTCTATTTCAGATTGCATAAAAATTCCAGATAAATATATTTTTCCAGACGATTTATTTGATTCTGTAATAATATTTCCTTCAGATGGAGTAATTGCTTCTATTAATAATATTTGATTAGTCATAATATAATTGCCTCTAAAATTATTTATCCATTTCTTGCCATTCTTTATATTCTATATATAAATCGGTATCGGAATCATAATATTTTCCTTCTTTTGAATCATAATAGACTATTTTCCCATTTTTAGCTCTGAATGGTCCTTCTAACCCTTGATCTTCTCTATTAGGGTATCTATCTTCATCTATTTTTGGTAAAATTGTATAACCTTCAGAAACCGGAATATCAACATTAATATCATAATAATTTAATAATTGTATCCATTGCGGAACAGTTAATGTTAATGCTTCTTTGCGAACATTCCCATAATTAACATCACTAAAATCTTGAGGAACAGCATTAAAAATTTTAATTACAGCCTTTTTTCTTAACTCATTAGGAATAGAATTTTCTCTCCAATTTTTCGGACTCATTTCAACAAATTCAGCTTTCCCTCCAAGACTCCGAAATCTAGGTTCAGATATATTTAATTTTTTTGCCAATTGACGTAAAGATTTAACTACCGATTTTTGCTCGGTAGTTGCCTCATTTATTTTTTTATTATCTTCTTTTAAATTAAATTTGCCTATTAAAAAATTATATAATGATTTTATATCATTAAATTCATATCCTTCACCACCATGTAATAAAAGCTTTATACCAGATTTTACATCACTAGGATCAGATTCTATAGTTCCAACCTTTTTATTTTTAATATAAACCGAATCTCCAGTTATTTTAACGGGTCCTTCATTAAATTCTTTAATTCTAAATGTATCAATTATAAAATTAAATAATTCTTGAATAGAATCAAAATCATGTGTAGTTCCATCATCCAACATCAATTCAATACCTTTATCATAATTTTCTAAATCATTTTTTATTTCACCTATTCTTTTACCATTAACCAAAACATCATCCCCGACAATACGTATAGCACCTTTATTAAACTCAAATAATTTTTTAGGTTTACGTATTAAATTTTCCACTTTAGAAATTATCAAATTTTTAATTCCTAATGATGCTGCTTCCATATCATTTTCCATTACAGCATAAACAACATCTTTAAAAATATTTGATTCTGTTATTTCAAATCGGTCTATAATATGTTGCTGTACATTTTCTGGAAGACTATCAAACAAAATTTCTTTATTATTTATTTCTAAAGCAATAACATTAAAATCTCCCCACTGAGAAAATCCATAAGTGGGATGTGTTGGAGTGTCATTTAAACCTAATGCTCCAATTTCAGGCTCATTACGTAAAAAAACGGTATATCTATCAGCAGTCTCTCCACCATTATCAAAAACTCTAAAAAGTTTATTGTAATTCATAATAATTTCCTAATTAAGCATCGCCATCCGCACCACATTTACTACAATAAACGCGCCCCTCACCCCCATAACTAGGATCATCTCCACCATACGCTGTACCCGTATAGACCCATTCATGCTCATCGCATTCATCAGCATCCGGATCATGATCACGCTGGTCCTCTTCAGAATCAGTTACATCATTTAAAACCTCACTCCAATTCACTTTATCAGGATTAATCCCATATCCTTTAAAATCAAAACCAATTTCTTTCAAATAATTATACAATTCTTCTCCAGATTTAAATTCTGACGCGGCATTATAAAGACCTTCATCATTGGACACCCAATTATAAACCTCATCCGTATCCCAATTTTCATTAATGTTTTTACTGAAAAGATATGTAATATGTTTATGAACAAATTCTTTAGCCTTATCCATATCTTTATTAAGTACACTTTCTATAAGTTTATTCAAATATTTTGTTTTCATATACCACCTAATTATTAGCTATAATTGCTTTTTTAAGAAAATCAATTAACCTTTTTTTCCTACAATATTCAAGTTCTTCCTTTGTTAAATTATCAGAAAAACAATCTATATCATTATAATCTTTTATTTTTTTTTCTTCTTTATTTTTCTTTTCAATAAGAAATTTTTTAAAATTCATTTTAGACATTATTTTTTAGCATCTTATAAGAGATACTACTTTCCTTTTCAATTTTTTTCATAGTATTTTCTAACTCATGATTATCATTATGCTGTAATAATGTTTTATTTAATAAAAAACTTAATGAATTTTCATCTATCTTATTACTCAATTCTTCTAATTTATGAATTATAACATCACATCGTTTTTTATTTTTACAGATTTCATCCGCATATCCATCAGGAGTTTTAGATTCAACGTTAGGAAATTTCTTACTCAAATATTCCATAAATTCTTCTTTTGTTTTTTTATTGCATTTTTTATACAAAAGATTTAAATATGATTTCATTTCTTCTGAAGTCATAAATTCTTCATGATCTTCATTAACTAATGTTTTTAAAAATTTAAGATTCATAATTATATCCAAGAATTTCCCAATTCTATTTCAGTAGTTATATATTCTTCAACTTCTTCTGCTGCAAATTGCCTTATTTCTGGAGTAAATGTTTCATACCAAATATTTGTTCTATCTCCATAATCCTTTAAATATTTTTTAGCTGCAACATTAGTTAAATTAAAAGCAGCTTTTATCCCCTTTTGTTTATTATATGTTCCAGCAGTTATACGTTTTTGAACAGCTTTGGCTAATGGTAAAAATCCTCTTTTATAAATATCAGAATCATTTCTTAAATAATTATATAATTCAATTGCAATTGATCTGTCAGATTCAAATCCTTCAAGTATCAATTTAGAATGTATATTATCAATAAATTGTGTGGCAGCTTCATTTATATTTTCAGAAATTAATAATTTAACTATATTTTTTAATTTTGACATTTCCAATCTCCAATATAATTATATTTATTAAATAAGATATATAAATCAGTAAATATTAAATTATTATACTATTTTCTATTCCTCAGTTTCCTCGGGTTCCTCAGTTTCCTCGGGTTCCTCAGTTTCATCAGTTTCTTCCTCGCCTTCTATTGGTTCTTCCTCTAAATCTAAGTCGTCACCAAATTCTTCAGAATTTCTTCCACCGCCACCCATACCACCACCCATACCACCACCCATACCACCACCTATACCACCCTCAAATCCATCATCTTCAGCTATATCCGGATTATACAATTTAACCAAATCTTCTTTTCCACCATTAACATTAAGACCCATTTCCTCACGTTTCAATCGCTCATTAATTGCTTGTTCCTCTGGAGTAAGTTGTAGATATTTTCCTTGTGCAAAACGTACAGATAATGAATCAATATTAGAAGCATCCCCATAAGTAGTAAGTCTATCAGCATTAATAGCCAATTCTTTATGATCCGAAAAATTAGATGGACTTGGTAATCCAATACGAAAAGATGATGGACTAACAATTATTTGCATTTGTGCTAAAAATAATTTAAATTCTTTATCTAAAGTTTCTTCCAAATGTGCTTGCAATCGTTCAATATATTGTGAGAATTTAATTTCTTGCATATATGCAATACCAACTCTACCATCACTATCTGATATTCCACCGCCATCAACCATATTATTCATATATGAATCAGGTATTCTTAGTCCTCTCCATAATTTTGCAAAGAAATATTGTAAATCTTCCAGATTTCCTAAACCCTGACCACCCGGTAATGTTTCAACTCTGGAACCTTGTCCTTCTGCTGGTTGGGCAAAAAAGAAATCTTCGTTCATAGATTGTGGATCATAAATAGATTCTATCTGATCCTTTCCGGCAACTCTATTAGGAATTTTTTTCTGTCTTAAATCATTTTTTATTTTTAATAAATGCGCTTCTCTTTGTGGTCCTCGCATTTTACCAGTAGCAATATAAAACACTCTACGCTCCGGTGCTCTGGATATTCTATAAATTAATAATGCATCCTCTAATAATTCTTTTTGCTTAAATGTTCTGTAAATTGCACGGAGAATAGATTCTCCAAATGGAGCTTCAAGATTCATTTCATCTGATAATGAAAAATGAATCATATTTTCCGATTTAACTTTTGATAAATTTTTATTCTTTTCTCCTTTATCAGTAACTGGTATTAACAATGTATTACTATAATTTGCAGTAGCATCATTAAAACTTAAATTTACAGTCCATTCCCTGATATCATAAATATCCTCAATATTAACATGTGCTTCTGATACAAATTTTGGATGGATAAACATTAACTTCTTAAATGCTCCTGTAGTATTACGTAAAAAGAAACAATCTCCATATTTTACTGTAGTACGAGCTATCCCAAACATTCGACTATTCAATTTTTGCACTCTGCACCAAGTTTTTAATGCAGATTTTAATGTGGCTACTATGGAATTGTTTATGGTATAAAATTCATTATCTATATGCAATTCCAATGGTAAATCACGTTTATTTTTATTTCCAGTCATTTCTTCGGCTATTAAATCTAATGCTCGGGAAACATCAACATCAGCATCCATAACATCATATTCATTATATTTACGCATTCTAGAATATGATCCACGAATAAGTCTGGTATACCAATTAGTAGTTCCATATCCTAACGAATCCGCGTTAGATGCCATTTTTGCGGTAGAATTTCCGGGTGTTAAAATTTTATAAAATTTTTGTATACTCATTAAAAAAGTCCATTAATATAAAGTATTTATTAGCAAAATTATAATCTGTTTTGTACATCATCATAAAAATGTGATTACGCCGTATTTAATGCGTTCATTTCTTCTGTAAGTGCTTCTCTTCTACCTTGTGCCGCAGCAACTGATCCTGTATATCTACCTACATTTTGTTCCTCAGCAGCAAATTTCTTTTTTTCCTTTGTCCATCGTTTTTCATCTATCTCTAATAACTTCATTATTCCATCAACTGTTTTTTTAAGTAATTCTATTTGACTATCTTCCTTATCTCCTTCTGGATTTTGCATAGCTTTTTCCAATTTATTAGATGCTGTAATTAAAAGTCTTAATTGTTTTTGTGTATCCGTTACCTTTTCAAAAGACATCTCCTTTCCTGCTAATCCTGATCCAAGTTCTTCAAGTCTTCTACTTACTAATTGTCGTCTTCTATCTTCAAGTTCCGTCATGGGTGCTCCGGTATACCTATCAATTCCCGGTTTTTGTTTACCCTCTATTCGTTTAATTCCAGAAAATGGCTTAAATGTAACATCTTCGTCACCCATAAAAAAATCAACTGCATCAATAAATCCTTTTTTATTTTTATTATAGTGATAAAGAGTTCTTCCTGCTGCCGTTCCAATAGCTGCTCCAAACGCAATAGCAGATACCCCACCCAGTATCCCCTTAAATGATCCCAACGATCTCAAAGAAATCTCAGATTGAAGAACAGCCGTATTAAATAATCTTAAAGAATTAACTACAATACCTACAGGATATGTTAAAGGCGTAAGTGCTGCTTTCATAACACCTTCCATTATTTTAGGCGTACCAATTAAGAAATTATGCATCATTTTCATCATAGCCATTTGAAAAGATAAATTTGCAACACCGCCAAGGGCACCTAAAAATGCTTTAACTATACCACTGCTTACAACTCCAGTAACTTTTTCTGTAAGTTCACCAACAAAAGTAATAGTCGGATCATTAAAAATAAGTCCATCTAAACCAGTTAATTCTTTTGGTCCTTTACCCATAGCAGCTTCCGGTATTCCCATTATTGTTTCAAATTGTTTCTTTAGATCAGGGGGAAGTTTATCCATATCTTTAGATACAGCTTGCATTATTTCTATTGGTTTTAATCCAAAATTACGAGCCGCTGCAACCATTTTTTCACTTGTTTCAGGGTCCCACATAAGATCAGTCATTTGCCCAAAACTTAACAGCCTATGTTTTATTAATGCCACATTATTTGCAAATGATGAATACTCTGCATCAGAAATTTCTCCACGTTCTAATTTTTCTTGCATTTCTTGTATCATCACTGCTGGTGCCATTAATACGGCATATAATGGACCTTGAACATCTTTTCGTTGAGCGCTAGTTAATAATGTTGCATCAAATGCATATTTTTCCAATAATACTTTTTGAGCCTGCGTAAGTTCCATATCCAATTGTTTTTCTAAATCACTAATGAGAATATTAGTACCTATTCGGCTTCTATATCTTTCAGTTACAGTTTGCCATTTTTTACTTTGTTCCAAAGATATACGCCGTTGCAAAAATTCATTACTTAAACCTAATAATTTATTCATTTGTATTCGTTTTGTAACTTCTGCCCCTAATACTTTTGTAATATTATCTCCTGTTACCCGTAAATTATTAATAAAACTTACAAAATTTGAATCTTTTGACATCTCATTAAAATAATTACTAAATTCTTGAACATTCATATTAAGAGTTTTAGCTGCATCGGAAAAAAATACTTCCATCTTTTCCGAATCAAAATCTTTCCCCATTCCTAATAATTGTGCGGATTCACGCATAGTAAGACCAAATCGTAAACCTTCTTCCCCTATCATGCCAAATGTTTTGCCTATATCTTGTACAGCATTTAAATCTATTGAATATATGCCCTTATCCGTTTCTGCTGCCATTCTTCGTAATACATCTCTATAGTCTAATGTTACTTCTTGTAATTCTCTATGCGACATTCCTAATGTTATTGCTCTACCCTTCATATCCTCATTTATAGATGCCTGATAACGAAATAATGCATCATTATACATTTGACTAAATCCATATCCAAGAGCAACTGCTGATCCTTTTAAAACATAACTCATTCTAGATGAAATATTTTCTTGCATTCTTAAAAAGTTTTCAGAAACTGATCCACTAAGATTAATAATAACATCCGCAGCTTTTTTGGTTGCCGAACTTAATCCTTGAAGACCTTCAGAATAATCTTTAAATTCTTTATCCGTTAAAGTTGCAAACCCCTGTTCTAATTTATCAACAATCTTTCTAGTTTCTTCATCAGCATCAGCTAAAATATCTATAGAAATTTCTCTTTGTTTTAATTGTTCCCGAAGAAGTTTTAATTCTTTTGCCTTTTCCTTTGATAAAGTATTATCTTTAACATATTCATGTAATTTTTTATTATAATTATCTAATGCATCTATAGTACCTTTTATCTTCCTCATATCAGTTCCAGAACCCCTGATATATTTCATAGTGGAATCGGCAATATCTCTATACATTCCACTTTGCTGTTCAGCATATGCATCGGCATCTTCTAATAAACGATCAAATATCTTTTTAAATCTACCAGTTCTAGTAAAAAATCCTCTGGTAATTTCTAATGCTGAATTTATATCTTCATATGATTTTTGAAATACATTTTTTGATGCTCTATCTAAAATAAAAGAAAGTTGTTTTATACTTTTATCAAATTCTCTGCGTAATGGAATTCCACTCTCTCCCGGAAGTAATCTATTAGAATCCCCACCGCGACCTTTGCGTTCTCCAGTATCAGTACGGGCTGCTGCAAATGCAGTAAAGTGTTTTTTAGCAGCCTCATCCAAAGATTTTGCAAATGCTGCTAAAACTTGTTGAATACTTTGTTGAATATTATCTGCCACTAAAAATTCTCGTATTATAATTCACTTATTTATTTATTAAGTAATACAATTGTGTAAATATAACATAAATATAATATAATATAGTTTTTAACAATTAATACTTGACAATTGATAAATTGTATTTATAATTGATTAAAACTATAACTATAAGAAAAGGTATAAACAATATGAATGTAACTAAAAAGAAAAAAACAAAAAATTATTTAAATAATAAAGATATGTTAAAAGAATGGAAAACTAGTGCAGAAAAAAATGCAATGACAGATACATTTGCTCGAATGATAATGTTATTAACAAAACGATATTCATCCAAAGTAAGATTTAATGTATGTGATACCTTTCGTGAAGATATGGAATCATATGCATTAATGACAGTTAGTAAAGTATGGAAAAGTTTTAATCCAAAAAAATCAGATAATACATTCGCATATTTTACTCAAGTTATAAAAAGAGCATTTTATCAATATCAAAATATGGAAAGAGTACATCGTAATATATCAAATGAATTACAAATATATTCGGGAAATTCTCCATCGCATGCATATATGGTTGAATATGAATATAGAAATATTGATATGAATGATCTTGGAGGAGATATTAATACTATTACGTATCAGGAAGAGTTAGAATCTGTTGATTAATACTAATTTAATTCTAATGTAGTTAATCCACCTTTTAATACTGCCTTTATTTGTTTTTCAAATGATGATTTAATTTCGTCTCTATGAGTTATTATGTACATACTTAAATCATTATCATATGCTACCTGCTTAATCATTTTAGCAGCCAATTTAATTCCTAAATTACTTAAACCCGTATCTAAACATTCATCCAATATACAGAAATTTATTTTTTGATATCTAGCCTGAACCACATCACGAAAAGCGAATGCTATAGCCAGATTAATACGTGCTTGCTGCCCCCCGGATAAATTGGCAAAATCTATTTCATTATTGAATTGAGTTATAGATATAACCATCTCTTTAGTAAATGATACTTTATGTGGGAGTGCCATAAAATTCAAATAATAATGTAATCTATCATTTAATAATGGTAAATTTGCATCTAATAATGCCTGCCGAATAAAACTATCCTTTTTGGTTAATAATTTAAGCAAAAAATTCTGATGAAGTAATTGAGTATTTAATTGTTCAATTTTATCATTTTGTGGTTTATCAATAGCCTCGAATATTTTATTTAATCTTTCTATTGTTTCTGTATAGGGATTTATTTCTTTTAATTTATCAACCAATTGTTTTTGCAATTCTGAAAATCTACTTTTTTCTGAATAAATAACATTTTCTGCAAGCAAATTCATATTATTAAATTCTTGCAATTTAGTAGTCAATAAATCTATTTCTTTTAGTATTTTTTCTTTATATGTTAATAATGAATTATATTCAGATTCAGATAATAATAAACGTTCATATGGATTTAATGCAGATTTAATTTCCTCAAATTTTTGAGTTAAAGTTTCAAATTTTGATCGAGATTGATATAAATCATTTTTATTATCAAATATACTGGATAACTTATTTAATTCTATTTTAATTTTATCTCGTGCTATATTGCATTGTTCTAATATAGTTTTATTATCATTTCTTTCGTCTACAATAGTATTCAGTTTTGTTTCGCATTCTGTTATTTTAGTTTTACTTTCTAAAAATGTTTGTTTACAATATGGACATATAGAATTATGTAATTCCTCTAAATCTTTATTAATTTTTTCAATAGATTTTAATAATGCGTCTTCAACATTATGTTTATCCGATTCTATAGAATCTAATTTATTTTTCTCTTTAATTAATGTATCTATATTATCTAATATTATAAGTTCATCATCAAATTTTATAGTTTTTAATGGTTCTAATAATGCTAATGTTTGTGTTATATTTTTTTCATTATTTAATATCCAATTATTATATTCAATTTTATTTTTATTATGTTCCGATAATTTTAATTCAATACTATTCAAAAATGATTTTTTCTCATTCAATTCATTTTGTAACAAATTTCTTTTTTGTATTAATTCTAATTGACCATCAAAATCTATTTTACTCAAATTAGAAATTTCATCCTTTAAATATTGAATATTATTTTTATGAGTCTTATCCCATTCAATAACAGAAACTTCAGAATGTTTAAGTTGTTCCTTATATCGTTCAGTTTCATTAATTATACGTTCATTAAGGTCTTGTAATGATTTAATATCAATTGATGTATTTTTAATAACTTCTTTTAATTTTACAGCTTTTTCAGTTAATTCCGTTTGTCCAAATAATTCTTCTAAAATGGATGTTTGGCTCGGTTCTTTAGTATGAGTAACAGGCATACTTAAAAATGGTCTATATCTTGGTGTAAACACTACAATACGGACAAAAATTTCAAATGGTAATCTCAAAATTTGTTCAGATATATATTCATCAATTGACCGAATAGCAGGAGTTTTAATGTTTTCAATATCATCTAATGATTTACCACTACTTATTTTAACTCCATTATTACTAACCCCTCCCATTTTTTTATTTTTACGCCAGCGTTCTATTTTATAATATATCCCGTTTATTTCAAAAATAACAGAAATATATAAATTCTTTTTATTAATATTATTAATCAATTCATTAACTTTTATATCCGTACTTATCGCCTTACCATATAATGCATATGATAATGCATTTAATATTGTTGTTTTACCAGAACCATTTGTACAGAATTCACCATTAACAACAGTATCATGATTTTCACCAATCACTAATGTTGGAGTAACAAAATCCAAAGGTATTTTGGTTATTTTATTTCCGTATGATAGAAAATTTCTTATTTGTAATTCTTTTAAATTCATATTTAAATTATTCTACTATTTTAAGTCATCATAAATTTTTACTAAAATTTCTGAATCAATTTGTTCACTTTCAATTCGGTTTAATAATTTACGTACCAGACTATTAATACTTTCCGTTCTTATTTCTTCAGCCGTTAATTCAGAAGTCATCTCTATTGGTTTAATTATTTCTTCAATATTAAATTCTCGTAAATTATATTTGTCAAGTATAGTTTGTTTTATTTCACTAGATTGAGTATATGTTATATCAGTATCTGCAATACATCTCACTCTGGCATTTTCATCTATGGTAATTTTATCATTTATAATATCAGATAAATTTATTTTTACATATTTTGGGCATTCTTCCCAATTTATAAATTCAATATGATCTGTTATATAATCATAAATTGCCATTCCTCTATCATTATCATTGGCATCTCCAAAATCCATCGGAAACGCATTACCAATATATGTTATATTTTTAGATTGTTGTCTTTTATGAAAATGCCCGGAAAATATATGATCAGGGATAGAAAAATTATTAGGATCGGGTCCACTTTCTTTTACAATAGTATCACCTGTTATAACAAATCCTTTAAATTCAAAATGACCCATCCAAATAGGAATATCAAAATATGATGATAATGTTGAATATTCATCTTCAAATAAAAAAGGAGTAAACAATGTTTTTTTGTATGTTTCCGTGTAAACGATAGGAGCATCAACAATAATAAAGTTATTTAAATGTTTATATGCATAAGAGGCATATACATCTCTATTATCTCTATAATATAAATCATGATTACCTATAATAAAAAATACTGGAACACCAAATTCATTAAGGGCATTAGCGGCATCCATACCATATTTACTAGTTAATGAATTAATGGAATCACGTTCTTCAAACCAGTCTCCAAGAAATACTATATGATCAATATTATGATTTTTACAATTACTCAAAAACCAGTCTATATATTGTTTACAATCTTCATTATGTATTCGACTATTATTTTTTCTACCAAAATGAAGGTCTGCTAAAAGGGATGCTCTTTTTAATTTATCCATTATAAAAATTCCAATCCATCCGCCCACCATTTAGGTATTACATTTTTCTTTGTTCTATTATATAAAAATGTAAAACTCTCGTCAAGTATATATATTACTCCCCAATCATCATGTGATCTACAAATACGACCGCCACCTTGTATTATAGATTTTAAAGTTTGCCGTCTATACCAATCATTTGATATTTCCATTCGACGTTTAATCCATGCATCTCCCAAATTAGGATATGGTACTTTAGCAAATATAGCAAATCTCCCAAAATCATCTTTTAAATCTAATCCTTCTGTTATACTTGGAGATATTAAAACAATTGGTTTAATATTAGCAGTATTCATATATTCATCAATAATATCATCTCGTTTAACTATAGCATCTTCAGTTGGATTATGATGCAATATTAAATGTGTTTTATGCGTTACTAATTCATCTACCAACCAATTAGCTATTTTAAAACTTCCAGTATGTATAATTCCTGATTCATTTTCATGATAAGATAATATATCCCGTATAGTAGTTATTAAACGAATTCTATCACTACGTCTATCATCTTTTTCCCACCCGTAACTCATTTTAGCAACTGGTTTATAAAATACAGTTCTTTTATCTCTAGAGAATTCAGAATCCAAAGATAAAAATGCTGCTTCTTCTGGTTTTATATGTAAATCACGGCAAAATCCATCTTTATTCAAAATAGTTGATGACATCAATAAAAATTTTTCAGTTTGTGGTTTAATAATCCTATGAAATGCATTACCACCATATAATTCTTTGAAAGTAAAATATTTATTTTCATTTATCAATACAAATCTTGTATCTAGGGTGTTACGATCACTTATTAAAACTTCTTCAATTAATGCAGCATGTCTTTTAAATTTTATAAAATCTTTAATAATATTTTGTTCAGTAAGACTTATTTTTCTTACAGAATATGCTTCAATTTTATCTACTTCTTTACATAATCTACTAACTAATTGAATCAATTTTGGAAAATATTCAGTTGCTATCCAATCTCGGGTATCAATAATATGATTAAAACTGGCATATTTAATTCCAATTTTTTTACATAATTTATCACTAATTGAAAATGTTGTTAAATCAACTAATTGATTTTCTAGATTATGGCACTCGTCCATAACCATTAATTTCCGTGAAGGCATTGCAGTATAAAGAAATAATAATAGTCCTAATTTATAATTCAATATTAAATTAGGAATGTATTTGGCTATTGCAAGTGCATCTTTATATGGACAAGAATCACATTTAGGTTTGATAGATGATCCAACTTCACAACTACAATCTTTAAATACACATTGATAATTATTTTTTCCATATAAAGAAAATAATAAGTTTTTTGAAAATGAATCTTCATATTGTTTTTGCAATATTTTTTGAGGAGTTAATATGTAAGATGATCCTGCACTACGGGATAACCATGAACTCATAACTAAACCAATTGGAGATTTACCACCACCTACTGGCATTTCAAGTAAAATGTATTTAACATCTGGAGATAAATTTTCCATCCATTCAAATGTTAATTCCTGAGATTTTCTTGGTTTAAAATTAGGCATAACCTTTGCCCAATGATCCATCATACTACCATAACTTTCTTTTAAATTAGTCACTAAATTTTATTCCTTTTTATTTCTTAAATAATAACTATTTAATTATAACATTTAAACACAAAAAACGCAACACTTATGTTTCTAAATATAAAAAATGCAACACAAGTATTGCTAAAAATAAAAATGCAATACTTGTGTTCTAAAAACAACAAACGCAACACTTGTGTTGCGGCTAATCGAAACCGCAGGTTTTGAATAGCTAATTTTTTTAAAAAATGCAATTTGAAATAAACTCGTGCCTCGTTTATTTCAAATTTGTTGTTTTATATATTATATTATAATTTATAGGTGAATACACCTATTCTCCCCTCCCCCATTTTTAATCATATTAAAATTTCTAATATAATTTAACTTAAAAATAAGTTAAGAGAAAATTGAACCCATATCCAAACTCAGTAGTTTTTAGTTCTACTACCATCAGAACCTATATGCATATAGATTACATTCATACATATTGAATTACTCCTTCTGGTAAACACAGAGGAATATGTTTTAGTAAGTCAAATTTATAAATCTTTAGTTAATTTCGTAAACTATAAAATGATTTATAAATTCTTACACGGACCTTGAGTACCTTATTTTAATACAATACGTTTACTATTGTATGGTCTATCTCGAAATCAGTAGTTATTAACTACATCAATGCAGCCCGTTCGAAATTAATAAATTGTAATGTAATCAGAATATTTTAAGTATTATTATTTCATTAATAAGTATTTTAATTATTATTTCTTCAAAATTAGATCATATCATAATTAGTGTTTTTACAAATATCAAGTATTATTTCATTAATAAGTATCATAATTATTATTTTTTAAATAGTATTTTTTCAAATTGGATCATATCATAATTAGTATTTTTACAAATGTCAAGTATTATTTCATATAATAATTTAGCATCATTCAAATCTTCTATAGGATTTGGTATTATATTGGCTGATAATAATTCTGTAAATTTATCATTTAATAATTTAACATACCAATCATCTTGTAAATTATTATTTTCAAGTAGTGATTTCATCATTTCATGTTTAGTAAATCTACCACCTGAAATATTATTTTTATTAATACACGGAATTTCTTTACCTTTAGAATTTATATTGCATCCATATGTTAATTTACAAGCTTGCATTTTTAATGTGCTTGGTGATACGATAAATATATTATATATTTCTTGTTCTAATAATTTCATACGTAACATAGTACCAAATGCAACTAAATCTATTATTGCCCTAGTTGCTGTAGAATAACTATATCCTTCAATACCTATAATAGTATTTTTAGTATGATCAATATTAAAAGATATATCTTTTAATATTGTATTAATAATATTATTATAATACTGTAGTTTATCAATTTCATGTTGTGAATATGTATCAGGATGAAGTGGATCAAATATTCTGTAAGCAACATATAATTTAAGAAGATCAAACCATTTTGTTAATTTTTCAGTTTTAGTGTAACATTTATTTTTATTTTTATATAAAAA